GGATGAGTGAGGAGGAACGCCTGTTCTGGATGGCGATCCGGGCGGCATTACTGGCAATCGTAGCGGCGATAGAACGCCGGTGCGGGATAAACAAACAAGAAAAGTAAAACTAATGTTTGCGTAAGGAGGAGAATTATGGCACGAAAAGATTACATGTACTTCCGGGTTTCACAGGAAGAGCGGGGAATCATCCGGGTTCTATGTAAGCGGGAATGGGTGACTGCGTCCGCTTTAATCCGGGACCTGGTCCGGGCTGAAGCAAAGCGGCAGGGGCTTCCACCCGCCGGGCTGATCCACCTCTACGATGAGGACGGCACGGAAAAGCCCAACCAGGAGGCATCCTGATATTGGTGTATTGTATTCACTTGTAAATAATGTTATAATTTATGTTATAACTCATGTATTGAGTTTAGAGGTGTATGAATCACGTCATTGACGTGGATGCTGTGAAAAATAGCGATTCAGAATCCTCCCAAGTGCTATAAGGCGGGATGCCGAAGGGAGCACAGCAAAAGGCAGTGAGTGTAAAAGCCCGCTGCCTTTTGCGTTTAATGGGGGAATATTTGTTAGTCTGGTTTATCGCTACTAGTGGCAATATACCAGAATGACAAGCACACTACTTGTATAAACAATAGAAACATGCTATTATAACAACAGTCAAATAACACTATACGGAAGGCGAGACGCATGCCGTATAGGAAAGGCGGCAAACGCCATTCAGGCGGTGGCTTGCGAGGAAAATCAATCCTCTCAAGCCGCCGCCGTTTTTGTTTAAGGAGTCGAGATGACCGAAGAAGTAAAAGTAACACAATCCACCGAGACAGTGGAACAGGCTACCGAGACGGCAGCCGAACAAGCCGCACCCGAAACCGAGTTTGACCGTGACCGGGCGATGGCTCTTATCGAAAAACTGCGCAAAGAGAACCGGGAACTTACCAAGCGCGCCAAGACTGCGGACGAATTGGAAGCGGAAAAGCGCAAGCGCGAGGAAGCGGAAATGTCCGAACTGGATAAAGCCAACAAACGCCTGGCAGAACTCGAAGCGCAAGTCAAGAACCAAACACTGGCACAGATGCGGCGAGAAGTCGCTGCCAGCGTGGGTTTGCCCCCAGCATTGGCTGACCGGATTCACGGTGAGACACCGGAGGAAATGGAAGCGGATGCGAAATCCATGCTGGAAGCACTACCCAAACCTGTTGCAAACAAACCATCGCCGGGCATTGTCACCAATCCGGGGGCTGCAACCCAGCCAGCGGAACCACGAGATCAACGGCTCCGGCGCATTTTAACTGGCAAGGAGTAAAAACATGCCATCACTCAACCTTTATAGCGATTTAACTGCTATCGCTAACAACATTCAAGAGGATGCGTATTTTGCCGTCCGGGAGGGCGGCACCATGCAGCGTCTTATCAAAGTCTTTCAGGATTCTTCCGGTGGAAATCCGCGCGTCGGTTATTACTACAGCAGCAACACTGCTGTCGCGATTGATGAAGATACCGATCTGACCTCCACTGTGTTCAAGCCAACCGCAGATCAAACCCTCACCCCCGGCGAAATCGGTTTGCAATACTTTGTCTCCGACCTGCGGGCGGAAAGCGAACTGCCGGAAAATATCATCGCGGACGCCAAGACCGATTTGGCACTGGCAGCCCTTGCAAAAGTCGAATCTGACCTTTGTGGGGACTTGTCCAGCCTCTCCGGTGGCTCCATCGGCGCGTCCGGTTCCGCCATCACCTGGGGCTACGTCGCGGCTGCCATCGCACAGGCACGCAACGCCAACAAGAACCCGAATGTCCCGCTGTCCTGCGTGATTCACGGCTACCAGTGGGCTGTGCTTGCGAAAGCCGCATCCGTTGCGGGTTCTTCGCTGGCACAGGCTCCTGGTGTGACCGAGGAAATCACCCGCACCGGCTGGGTTGCCACCTTCATGGGTGTTCCCATCTACCAGGTGTTCGCAGCTGCTGATACCAAATCCGACTTTATCGGCGGTGTGTTCCCTGCGACTGCCCTGGCAATTGACTGGCGGCGCGGCATCAAAGTGGAAGCCGAGCGCAACGCCTCCCGGCGCGGCACCGAGTTCAATATGTCCGCCGTGTATGCGCATGGTGTCTGGCGTCCTGCTTTGGGCGTCAAGATGACCTTCGCTGCCACCGCTCCGACTTCATAAGGAGAACTGAAATGACTGACGTTCATATCGCAACACTCTCACTCGGTTCCCATAACGGCGCGACCCACCTGCCTCTGGTGAAAGTCCCCAATGGGTACGGCGGCATCACCGTGCTGGAATCCTATCTTGTCGCACCAGGTGCCGGCACCGCCATTGGCGGTCTGCTGGTGACCTGCACCGATGCTGGCACCCCGGCAGTCAATGGCACCATCGGCAGTTTTGCCGGAACGGTTGTCACTGCTGCTGGCGTTCCCGCCGCTCTGACTATTTCAACCGCCTACGTTGCCGATGACTACTGGATCGGCTTTGACCAGACCTCCGGAACTGTTCCCGCTGGTACGTTCATTGTCATGTCCTACGTCATGGGCAAGGCAGCCTAACAGGTACTAACGATATGCGCGGGGATAGGTTCGTACGACTGACAAGCGGTACCTCCTCCCACCGCTTCCCCGCGCCCTTTGGAGGCTTGTGAGAGAGGACACAGATGAGAATTAACTGGTTTAGCAACGCACCCTGGGCGTCAAGCGGGTATGGCAATCAGACCCGGCTATTTGCGCGCCGCATCAAAGACCTGGGACACCAGGTATCCATCACGGCATTTTACGGACTGGAAGGCGCAATCCTGAATATGGACGGGATGCCCGTCTACCCAAAGGGCTTGCAGCCCTACGGACAGGACATCATGAGCGCACACGCCAGGAACGCCAATGCCGACATTATCCTCTCACTGATTGACGCCTGGGTGATTGACCCGCGCCTCAACGTTCACGGCATCCCCTGGATACCCTGGTTCCCGGTGGACAGTGAACCGCTGCCAGCACCCGTCAAGCGTGCTGCGGCAGCAGCCTTCAAGCGGATTGTCTTTTCCCGGTTCGGTGAAAAGATGGTACACGATGCCGGATTGGACTGCTACTATGTCCCACACGGCTGCGACACCAACGTATACAAGCCAATGGATCAAGCGGAAGCCCGCACAGCGGTGCAATTCCCCCAGGATAAATTTATTGTTGGCATGGTCGCAGCGAACAAAGGGACACCCAGCCGAAAAGCATTCATGCCGCAGTTAAAGGCATTTGCCGAATTGCAGAAAAGGCACGGCGACTGTTTTTTATACCTCCACACCAACCGCAGCGAGCGCGGGGAAATGGAAGGCGTGAACCTGCCCGAATACCTGCGCTTTTTGGGCTTGCAGGAAGGGCGCGACTACGGCTTCCCCGACCCCTACTTGCAGATGCTGGGCTTCCCCGATGCCGTCATGGCAGCGATGTACAACGCATTTGATGTCAAGACCCTCGTCAGTATGGGTGAGGGTTTTGGTATTCCCATCCTCGAAGCGCAAGCCTGCGGATGCCCGGTGGTGGTGGGTGACTGGACAAGCATGGGTGAACTCTGTTTCTCCGGCTGGAAAGTCAGCAAGGCGGACGCCGAGCCATTTTGGACGCCCCTGGCAGCCTACCAATATTATCCGCGGTCAGGGGCGATCCTGGACGCCTACGAAGCCGCCTACCAAATGAAAGGCAACCAGGAATACCGCACCAGGGCGCGGGAGGGTGCGCTTGCCTACGATGCAGACCGGGTGACAGAGAAATACTGGAAGCCGGTGCTGGATGACATAGGTGACCATCTGGCGGACAACGCAATTGCAACCCGCAAGGTGGCGGCATGAAGCGCGCCATCTGCACATTTGGTACAGGCAAGCACGCCGAATACCTGGACGTTGCCATGCCGTCATTCATGCGCTTTGCCGCCCGGCACGGGTATGAAGTGATTGTCGCTGACAAAATTGGCACAGCCCGCCCGCCCAGCTGGTACAAGGTGCGGATGCTGCAAGAGGCACTGAAAGACTATGACGCCGCCCTGTGGATTGACGC